TCTTCGTGTCCTGACGACGGAGTTCTGGGAGAGGGATCGCCTTTGAGAGTAGGGAACTATCAGCATAGCGTTGGGAAAACTCTTGAAATGTGAAACTACGGTGACGCAAAATTTGGGCTGCGATAGCACGAGTAGTCTCAATCTCAAGAGTCATGAACGATTGCTCAAAGACACTCCAGTGATTGTGCTTGATGCAGTAACGCAAAAGACCTGCATAGTTTTCATTTTGCTGATTGGCAGGGTTGGAGACTCGGGCAACATATGCCATCGTCTGCTCTGCATCAGGAGTCACACTTACAAGTTTAACAGTCATCAAAAGTCCTCGTTTAAATCGCTATCTTCAAATACTTCATCATACTCATGGAGATACGATGCTACTTCATTATAATCTGGTTTACGTTTGTATGCATCAATATCAGAATAGATTTCTGCTTTGAGAGAATCTACCAACAATTCCAGATTCCGAATCATTAATTTTAGTTTGTCTCTGTCCATAAAATAGATTTCTCTTGGGACATTATACACAAAAAAAGAGGGAGAGTCAATCCCCCCCCTCTACATCTTATCGTTATATTTTATTTGGTATATGTATGTCCACGATAATGGAATGTACCGTGGGTTTCTTTTGCCTCATGACTACCAACTCTAAATTCACAACCACGATATGCGGTGTGAGAAATTTGGGCGTCATGAAGTGCAGATGCTTTTTGGATCTGCTGCTTGATCATATTGAGTGTATTCATTGTTAGTCTCCTGAAATACTAAGGTTAATTAAAACCCGTTCCTTCAGTCGTTTGCGTCCTTGCTGTCAAAACAATGAGGATCAGTATGATCCATCCAATTTGTGAGAATTTCAAGTTTTTGACTTGGAGTGAAAAAGTCAACTCTTGCTATACCATTTGCCAACCAATCAAAATCTTCACAACGTAAAAGTTGTTCAGATGGAATGTGCATGGCAAAGACAGTTAATAATGACAACATAGGATGAACGCTCCGTTCCGCGACTTACTTGCGTCCGATCACTCGGATGAACGTAAGGGTATTATACCCCTAATACAGTTATATAGCAAGTTTATTTTGTAATTTATTATACAGTTTTATCTTCTTTTAACAATTCACTAATAACTTTCTCTGTTCCGTCCATGGCCTTCACCTGATAGATGCCAGAACGCATATATCTTTTAAGTTTCTTATACCTTTTCTTTACACCTTGAATTGCATCAAGATCAATTCCAATGTTTAAGTTGTTGTCAGTCATTTCTTTTTCTTAGTTCCAGGGGGATTCCATAGTTTTGGATTTGTTCTTCCTTCCGATTGTTTGAATCCAATCAGGTCTTCACGATACAAATCCCAATAGTAATCAAAGATATCTACCTTTTTGGTGCATATGACAAGATCCCATTTAGTTACACCATCAGAGATATACTCTACCAAGTAACTGGTACAGGGTAGAGATCTATCATTTGCGGCTTCTGGGTCGCAGTCTTTTTGTATGAATTTAATCTTAGGACTCAACTTCTACCACCCCACTGAATATCTGGATATGCTTCGGATACCACTTCCTTAGAAATACTATACCTACTTTCCAGATTTTTATCCTTAACTAGGCAAAGGATTTCAGCATCAAGTGGATGGAGTCCTTCAAGAATTTGAATGAACATCGTCTCCCTACGAAGAGACTTCAGTGAATCATTACCACCCTTGATGAAATTATAAAACCTTCTCCATTCCTTTCGGATGGTAGTCTTGCCTTGTTTCAAGTCAGCAGCATTACCAAGAGATACAGTATCAAAATAATCCATAGTACCAACCAACTGGTTGATCTTAGTACTGAGGGTTCCGTTTGAAACTTGTTCGTCTTTCAAACTAGAGTAAGGAACTTCTCCAGGGGGAAGCAGAGAGATTACACTCTCGTCAAAGTTCCAGATGAACAATGCTTTGAGTGATTCATGCTCATATTTTTTCAGCACTTCAACTTTCTTTGCTTTCGTTCTTTGCTTTGATGCAAGAGTAAGAACTTCAAATGCAAAAGGATTTGCTGGAAGATCAAGCGTTGTTTGGACAGACTGAGTAGTCTGAGTAGTTTTTCGCTTAGTCGTAGTCTTCGTCTTCGCTGTTGTCTTCGTAGTCATGATAGTTTTCAAAATTAAATGCAATTACTTCGTCAGGTATGAGATTGCCTTGATTGTCAAACATTTCAGGGTGTGGTCTTGGAATTTCCCTGTAGTTCATCATGTATTCTCTGGCAACCCAACCACCTATGAGTCCCACAACAAGAAAGAGAAACGTCATTAATGAAAAGATCGTTATAGTTGCAGCAGTCATAGTTCTTCTCCGAGAGATTTTTTCTTAATTAAAAAAGAGGCTTCAAATGAAAAGTGTATCTCTCTTCGGAAGAAGGAGACCATCTTGGCAAATTTTAAATAAAAATTGCCTCTTTGAGGTTTCGGTCTCCCTCCTAATATTAGTTCTACACCTCTATTTATTTCAAGATCAGAGGATCTTTTTTTCTTGGAGGTATCTGATTGTGTCACTACATCCTCCTAGTTTTGTTTGATCTGCAAGAACTTGGGGGAAAGTTGTACCATTTCCAAACTCACCATAGAATTCTTCTTTAGTAAAATCATCTCCAAGTTTATATTCAACATACTCCAAGTTTAACTTTTCTAAAACTTGAACTGTCTTCGTGCAATATGGACAACCATATTTGGAATAAACTGTAAACTTCATTTCTTTTCGTATGGGTGTGCTTGTTTGAATTCTCCTTCGGCAAAAGGTTTAGAAGTTTCAAAGGGACTACGGGAGAGGTTCTTGATTACAATGAATGCATCCTTATTGTATTTGCGAACACCATAAGGAGTTGCCCACTTTTCATTGTAGTTTTCCCCTTGGTGGATACCAGAAACTACAGTACCACCAATGTCTACTTGAATGTCATCCTTTGCTTCCCATCCCAATTTTTGGAGTGCATCATAAAAATCATGCATCCAATGATCTTCATTCATTACTCTTTCTTCTGGTTCCAAATTTCCGTTCATAAAAAAAGGAGGATTACTCCTCCCATTATATCAGAGAATATTTTTTTAATCAACCGTGAACAGAATCCCAATCCTTTTGGAATTGATCAAGACCTTTATCTGTCAGTACGTTGTTATACATTCCCCAGAAAACTTTAGAAGGAATAGTAACAACATCGGTTCCTGCCAAAGCACATTGCTCAACTTGACGAACATCACGAAGAGATGCACTCAGGATTTGAGTTGTTGTGAACTGTCCATTGCCAGTATATGCCCGACGAATGTTTTTGATAAGTTCAACACCATCAATTCCATTGTCCACCCAACGGCCGACAAAGGGGGAGACATATGCTGCACCTGCCTTCTCTGCCAGAATTGCTTGGGCAACAGAGAACACAAGGGTCACATTGACTTTATAGTTGGTCATTGCAAGGGCAGTACATGCCTTAAGTCCTTCCACGGTACATGGAACTTTAATGGTGACATTCCAGAGTCCATTAAATTCTTGTGCCTGATCAACCATCTCTTCTGCAGTGTCAGCAACAACCTCGGCAGAGATTGATTCAAGACTTGCAAAAGAAGAGGAGATCTCTTTAATAACTTCAACAGGATCACGACCACTCTTCTTAATAAGAGTAGGGTTAGTCGTGACCCCATTGATCAATCCAGTCTCATGTGCCTTTGCAATTTCGGCAACATCAGCGGTATCTAGAAAAATTTTCATGGGTTGTGATTCTTGTTTTGCTTAATTTTTTGATATCCCCAGACTGCTAGGGTGCCGATACCTAGACCAGCAATGCAACAGAAAAACATATGAATTAAGTGTTCGTAGGTAGAGTGGTCAGCGTGGTTCATTAATTTGGAAAGAAAATCAACGATAGTGTAAATACAACGAAGATAATGACCGTAAAGATCATCAGTCCTACACCTGCCCAGGGAACCCAGGCAGGCATAGGTTCATAGTTGTGATTATGAGACATGGAGTGTTCCAATCATACCAGCACCCTTGTGAGGGTCACACCAGAAGGTGTAGTCTCCTGCTTCGGGGAAGGTGATATCAAAACTTTCACCAGGGGCAAATGCAAGATCGCCATGAGAAAGTTCTGGGTGATCTTCTACGATCACATTATGTGGTGGGAGCATACCATTCACAAAGTGAACCGTGTCTCCTGCGGATATTGTAACATCTGCTGGTTCAAAAATCAAGTTACCATTTGAACCCATTGTGATGTCTACTGCCCAGGCGGGAAGGGCAAAGAAAAGAGTTGCGACAAGTGCGAAGAAAAACTTCATCTAAGTATTTGTAACTAGTATTATCTAGGCGGTTCACTTTTCCCAGGAAACAATTCTACGTCTTTGTAACGTGGGTTTGTTTTGACTTCCTCACTTATCATTTGACCCAATTCATCAGCACACTGACACCATTCCTTTCTCCGTTCTTTTGCAGATGGATCTTTACTAGAAAGCATCTCAAACCATTCTCGCCAGAGGGCGGCACACTCATCTGATTTTTTGTTGAGGTGTGGTTCCCGATACACTGGAACCCTCTGTGTTGGTTGTGCTATTACTATTTACATCATTCCAATGTCTCACTGCGTTTGCAACAATGGCAACATTAGTGACAAGATAAGTGCAAAATATAAAAGTCCGTAGCACAGCCACGTAATCTGCTTCTCTGTCATTGCTTCCTGCTTTTTCTCCTAGTGCTTTTGCCCAGATTCTCCAGGCACTTTTCCTTTTACTCATCTATTTTAATCTCTCGCATTCCTTTGACTTCAACTCC